CGTGGACGAAACTTCTCTAGAAATTTTATCAGAGATGTCGTATCCATTGGTACTTCAGAAATGATCACACGAGAATACGGAGTTGTATTCGAAGGAAACAGCCCTGAACCCGGAAACTACAAGGTTAGGAATGTTCTTGAGAGTGGGATGAATATCTATTTAAGAGATTCAACCCTCACTCACGAATTACACCACGATCTTGAAGCTTGCGATGTAACAATCAATCTAGATGGCACTCTTACTTGGAATTTCCAACCAGTAATAACAATATTACCACCAGGATGGACCCCAAGTAATAGTGTCTCATGTATAATGTTTGTAGGCAGTTTCTTGATCCTGGAAAAGAATGACACTTTTCGAAGTGAGATTGTTTTTCAAGCTCAAGGTCCCGAACTAGAAACAGGAACAGTGACAGCAGAAAGCATAGAAGACGCAACAACGATTACGGTAACAAAAACAGAAAGTGAACATCGTCGCAATCAACCATGTAAGTTGGAGATTGGAGAGAAATTTGAATTTTGTGTTTCTGATGTGCATGAGATTGTACGAAGATATGTACGTATGATGCCTACTGACAATATTGATCTTGATCAATTTGTCACTAGATCTTTTACGACAGGAACTAATAATACTACAATTATTAATATCCCCGTACAACCTCAATCAGATTGGAGATCGTTATTCGCTGCTTGGGGAGGAGGAACGAAGTATCGCATCTTTTCTACACAGGAAGGATGGTTCCCTCAAGTTTTTTTTAATCCATACTACAATAAAGACGTGGATCAACCAGGAATTCCAATTATTGACGCAATCAACGAAGTAGTATTTAGATATGGAAACGTTTCTATTCAATCAAATTCTGCTATTACCGGACCATTAGCTCGAGAAGTATCGTATCCCATTTCTGGTAAGAGTTATATCGATGTTTCTGCACCATTTCAGACCCATTTCAACTTCTGTTATAATGCAAAAACTCAAGATATAGCTCCTATTAGTTGTGGAACACTTTCACTCAGTTATGACGCCGATGTTAGCTCGTATCCATTGATATTTACTGCTGCTGCTGAC